TGCCTGAAAGACCCCCACAAGACCTTTGGGCTCGCCAAGGACACCAACATCACGCTGGCCGCCTTCTCGGTGAACGAGGAGCTGGCGACCAAGGTGGTGTTCGAAAACATCAAGACGAAGATTCTGGCGTCCCCGTACTTTCAGGAGCACTATCCGTTTCAGGCCACAAAGAAGGAGCTTCGGTTTCCGAATTCCGTGTGGGTAGCGCCACGCGCCACGACTGACACGTCGGCGCTTGGCCTCAACGTCATCTCAGCCTTCATGGACGAAGGTAACTTCCTCCCGAAGACAGGGAAGAACGCAGGCGCTGGAATCGTCGACCACGCCGACGTCATCTACAGCTCCCTGAAGCGCCGCATGAAGTCGCGCTTTGAGAGGAAGGGGAAGCTGCCCGGCATCCTCTTCATCGCATCGTCCAAGACGACGACAGAGGACTTCGTCTCTCGTCGCCTGCGCGAAGCCAAGAACGACCCAACCATCTTCGTCAGAGACTACGCGCTGTGGGACTTGAAGGCCGAGAACTACTCGTCTGAGAAGTTCGAGGTGCTGGTCGGGAACGAAACGGTGCCATCGAAGATTCTTGGTCCGGGCGAGGCTGCGCGACTCAAGCCGACTCTTCCAGAGGGAACGTTGATTCTGGAAGTTCCAGAGGACTTTCGACACGACTTCGAGGCCAACCTCGAAGGAAGCATCAAGGACTTGGCTGGAATCAACGTCATATCGGTCAGCCCGTTCATTCAGAGGCGCGAGAAGCTGCTCGACGCCATCAACGCAGACCGTCAGAAGTACGGCGCTGGCAGACATCCGTTCTCGGCGGAGCAGTTCGACCCTTCGCGTGGCGGTGGATTCCTGTGGGACCGTATGGTCCGCTCGGTGCGAGAGCCCATGTCGCGGGGGAACTACATCGACACGCTTCGCCCAATCATCAACCCAAGCGCCGCCCGCCACATCCACATCGACATCGGACTGAGACACGACGCCCTTGGGTTCTGCATGGCCCACATCTCAGAGTGGGTTGACGTCGTGCGCAGGAAGGAGTCCGGGGAACAGCACCTTGAGCGAGCGCCAGTTTTCACGGTTGACATCATTCTGCGTGTCGTCCCTCCGCCTGGTGGGGAAATCATCCTCGGCGACATACGCGGACTCATCTACGAGTTGTCGGAGCACGGCTACTCCATCACATCCGTCACGACCGACAGTTTTCAGTCGAGAGACAGTATCCAGCAGCTCAACGCCAAGGGGTACAACGCGCGACTGCTGTCCGTGGACACAAGCATCGAGCCCTACGAGAGCCTGAAGACGGCTTTCTACGAGGACCGGGTGCTTGTCTACGACTACCCCATTCTTCTTCAGGAGTTGAGACAGCTTCAGAAGGACTTCGTGCGGAAGAGAATCGACCACCCGGCACGGGGCTCGAAGGACTGCGCAGACGCGCTTGCCGGGGTTTGCTGGACGCTCTCGCAACTCCAGCTTCAATCTCCGCTTCCCATCCTCCGAAATACGTCGTTTGGGAGCGACCCGTGGATTCCAGAGCAGTACCAAGCCTTCGGGGGCGGGGCCGAAGGGGCGCTGGACTCAACGGACCTGGAACAGTACGAAGCGTTGCCGTTTTTCCTCGGAAGCGGGTACGTTCGAAAAGGCCGATGACTACGAGAGAGGCACAACTGCGCGCGGACCTTTCCGCCGTTCTGGAATTTGCGCGAGATGATGGGCGCGTCTTGATTGCACCGACGAAGCAATCAGCGGACGAAGTCCGTGAGGCCATGTCCCGTCTTTCAGAAGACGAGCTAGCTGCCGCGCTGGGTTCCATCATCGCCGACGTTGCGACCCAGGGGATTCTGGCGCTCGGAAAGCGCCCGGCGGACTACTGGAGGGACGAAGCCGTAGCCGGGGCAGTCATGGACCGAGTTGCCCAGACGATGCAGAGCCGGGCGGACTCCATCAAAACGGCTGTCCAGACGGCCCTTCGCAGGAGTGGGTGATGGGCCTGACGAGTGACATCGTTTCTCGCGTTGCCAAGTTCTTCAAGCGAGACAAGGAAGCTGCCAACATCCAACTTTCCAAGGGGGCCACGTCAGACAGGCTTGATGGGACGGCCGTAGACCTCCTGACTGGGCTTGGGTACGACGCGCTGTCGCAGTACCTGCGCGTAGACCACGACCTCCTGAGTCGATTTGCAGACTACGAGGAGATGGACGAGTACGGAGAAATCTCCACGGCACTCGACATCCTCGCGGACGACGCAACGCAGCCTGACAGTTCCCTCCAGCGGACAGTCTGGATTACTTCGCCGGACAGGACGCTCCAACTCAACCTCGACGACCTGTTCAATCGGACGCTGCGACTTGACGAGGAAATTTGGGAAATCGCCAGGACGGTGTGTAAGTACGGAAACGACTACGAGGAACTCCTCGTCACCGGGCAGGGCGTGCGAGGACTCAACTACCTCCCTCCAGCAACCGCTCGCAGAATCGAGGGTCAGCGCGGGGAACTCATAGGATTCATCCAAGACTTCAAGGGTAGGTTTGACTACTCCCAAGCCGACTTCGGTCAGCTCCTGTCGGCCAAGTTTGGACAGGGCGCGGAGCAACCGAACCCACTGGACCCGACGGCAGCACCGCGCGCTGCCTTCGAGCCGTGGGAAGTCGTCCACTGGAGACTTCGCGGGAAGGAGCGGCGCTCGTTGTACGGACACTCCGTACTCGAAGGGGCCCGGTGGATTTGGAAGCGCCTCCTGTTGTTGGAAGACGCCGCGATGGTCTACCGGCTCCAACGGGCCCCGGAGAGATTTGCCTTCTACGTCGATGTCGGCGACTTGCCTCCTAAAGAGGCGTTGGCCTTCGTCAACAGGATGAGGCAGAACTTCCGCAAGAAGAAGTTCGTAGACCCGACAACGGGACGCCTCAACCTGAAATTCGAGGCCCTCTCTCAGGACGAGGACTTCTTCGTTCCGTCAAGGAAGGGAACCGACTCCACGCGAATCGAGACGCTCGGCGCTCCTCAGTGGCAAAGCATGGAGGACATCGAGTATTTCCGCGACAAACTGTTTGCCGCCATCAAGGTGCCGAAGGCGTACCTCGGGCAGGAAAGCGGTATCGCAAAGGCCGTCCTCTCCAGCGAGGACGTTCGCTTTGCGCGAACCGTTCTGCGCATCCAGCGTGAATTGAAGAACGGACTCCGAAAGGTGACACGGGTACACCTGTCGGCACTGGACATCGACCCATACGCTGTCGAGTACGACATCAACATGACAGTCCCGTCCGCCATCTTCGAGTTGGCACAACTTGAGGTGCGCTCGGCAAGGGCTGACTTGGCTGGAAGGATGCGCGACTTCGTCTCCATGCACTGGCTGATGTCGAGGGTATTCGGCCTGAGCGACAAGGAGATTGAAGAAATCCAGAAGCAACGCCGCGAAGACACGATGCGTGAGGCACAGACTCAGGCAGATGCCCAGAATGCCATGACTCAGATGCAGGAGCCTCTCTCTGAGCCGACTGGAGGAGACGGCGAGGATTCAGGGGAGGGACCGTATGGTCCGCCAGAGCAGGAGGCACGGAAGAACCTGCTGGAACGGCGGCTGGAGCGACGGAAGAAGGAAGCCTCTCGACGCGGAATCGAGACTCGGAACAGGATTTTCGAGAGAGAATTGTTCGAGCACTCCAAGGGAAGAGAACACGACCGACGCATGGAGGAAAAGCTCCAGCAGGTGCTCCAGAATGACAGAGGGCTGGAGTTGCGACTCAAGGAGGTTGGCGCACTCCTGCGGGACCTGAGGTTCAACAACGGCAGAAACAGATTCCCGTAGTTTTGTTGACACAGAAAAACACGGGGGGTAGCGTGGCCGAGTCAAAAATGACTCCATTCATTCCTGCCAGAGAACTCGACGGATTGCTCCGTGGGAGCTACCAGGAGGCGAACGTCCGAGTTGCGGAGGCCCTTCGCGGCGAAATCGACCGATTCGGCGGTCCTGTCCATCTCGTGGCGACTTTCCAGAATAGGGCCGTCGTCATGTCGGAGTCTGGCTCGGTTTTTTCTGTTGCTTACGAGTCGGCGTCTGATGGCTCTGTCCACATTCTTGGTGCGGAGCCGATGCAGGCAACCGTTGTCACCGAGTCGAATGTGCGGAAGTTTGTCCAGGCCGAGGCGAAGCGGGCGGTCGACCTGTTCTTCAAGGGCCTGACGGACCAGGCACTGAAAGTAGCCAAGGAAATTCTGCCCTTGGCCGACTCTGCACTTCTGCGTACGGACGAAGAGATAGTCAATACATTCATCGAGAGCCGCAGCGCGCGGGGCCTGTGGAAGCAATTCATCGAGAGCCGGGAGAGTCGCATTCAGGACTACCTTGGAGAACACGCCCCGAAGGAACCTGCACTGGCGTCTCGTTACCAGAAACTCTACGACGGCTCGACACAGAAGGATGAGCTGCCGAAGTTCAAGGGGCTGGTGGAGGCAGATTTCGGCGTCCTTCGCTCTCGGATTCGGGCCGTTCGGTCCCAGACGGAGGCCGCCAAGCACACGCTGACCGAGGCACGTGCGGTGGTCGAGAGGGAGGGCGGGTCTGCTCTCGCATCCGAGATGAGCGGGTTCGTGGACGACCTGCTGAACGACTGCACCATCGTCGAATCCTTCATCGACGAAGTAGGCCAATCGTCGGGTCGTGTTGACCTGCTCGCCAAGGTATTCGATTCTCTTGGTGTTGAAGTTACCTCTTTCGAGGTTGCAGGAGCTTTTGCAGCACAAATGGCTACGCGCCTGGCAGACGCCGGGAGCTAAGGAGAAACACAATGAAGAACCCCATCGTCATCACCTCTCTCGAAGAGGACTTCAAGAAGATTGGCCTGATTCGCAGGAATGAGTCCGTGGAGCCGGACACCACGCCAGGGCAGGCTGAGTCGGACATCGAGGAGGCGGCCCGAATCAAGGTGGCCCTGCGCGGCGGCAAGAAGGTTCGCCAGAAGCGGACCACCGCGAAGGAGCGCCGCATGGCGAAGAAGTACCGCCGGAGCGCCGCAGGCAAGAAGGCCGCCCGGATTCGAGCCCGGAAGATGAGGAAGCCGTCGTTCCTGCGTCGCCTGAAGCGACTCGCCGCCAAGGCGCTTCGCCTTGGCACGCGCAAGGAGTCCGTCGATACGACGGAGTCGTTCGACCGCGCCGAGGCCCTGAAGAGCCTCGCGAACGCCGCCATCATCGCAGAGAAGCTCGCTTCGTTCTTCGACAACTACGTCGAATCGTTCGTCTCGGACGAGGAACTGGAAATCTCCGAGTCGGTGGAGCAGTCGGCGGACACCCTCTCGGACATCGCCGAAGTGTGCGAGGAACTGGCGGAGAGCCTCGCGACGGCCGCTGAGTCGCTCCACGAGGGCAAGGACGTTCCGGGCCTCGTCGCTTCATTCAACGAGTCGCTCGACTTCATCCTCGACGCGGTGGACCTCTACGAGGCCATGCAGGACGACGAGGAGGAGATGGACGACGAGGAGGACGACGACGAGGAGGAGGAGATGGAGGGCGAGGGGGAAGAGTAACTCCTTCCGGCTGGGAGGACGTGGCCGAGTGGCGTTCGCGTCGCACGGCCACGTCTAGCGGAAGGAGGGAGCTTGTTTTTGGGGACAAGAGAGACTTGAACCCGTTCAAGCGGCAGACTCGAAAATCTCCGAAGAAGTCTACGAGCGTTCTGGACCGCGGGCCGTTTCGGAGCAACTTCAGGTGGAGGAAACACTGAGATGAGCAAGACACTCCTGAGCGACGTCT